CAAAAAAACTTTTTATATAATTTGCCAAAATACTTCACCTCTAATTTTATTATATATTATGATTTTTAAAAAGTAAAGTTTTTGAAAAAAATTTTTACAACAAAAAAAAAGAACCAATATTACTCGGTCCTTTAAAAAGTATTAAGCTCACTTTTATATATATATCATATTTTTATTTTTTTGTCAATATTTTATTAAAAAAAACCATTTTTTACTGAACTCCTTATGTTATGTTTATTTGTTGATATAAAGAAGTTATTATTACTATAAAAATTAACCATTTCATCTACACTTCCAGCAGTTATGTCCGCAACTGCAAAATAACTAGCTGAAACAAAGTCATCGTGTCCTCCTGCTGTCATATTACTATATGTTATCGTCTTACCTTTTTCAGAAATATCAAATCCATAATCTTCAAATTGTCTTATAGCTTTTTCAGTAACATCACTAATATTATGTATTTTATACTTATTAGATTTTATTAAAGTAGTTAAATTTTCTACTAACTTTTCTTTGTTTCTTCCTTGTTCTGGATAAGCTATATAAGCAATTCCTGCTAATTTAAAAATATCCTCTAAAGCTTCTCCTAATCCAGTTTTACCATACCTCACAATAGCATAATTCCATTTCTTGACTAACTCTTTTATATAAACATTAATCTGGACATTATAAGGAATTTTTTCTAATTGCATTAAATCAACAACTTCTCCTGTCTGTTCACAATAAACTACAACACACGCACCATCTATACTCTTTGCAGGGTCATATCCTATACTATAAGTATAATAATCCTTTGGGGTTTTTATATCTCTTATATATTCTCTCAATTCATCTTTTGGTAAAAATGGTTTATCTATTACCGCTTGTTCTCTAAAATTAGGAAACTGCGCACCAGCGTCATCAGAAGGTAATCCAAGAATATCTTCTCTATACTGTCTATCCGAACGAGAAAGCATTAAATCTTCTTCATAAGTTCTTAAATTCGCTAAATATGGGTCATTTGTTCTTTCAACCCATTTACATATTCTGTCATCATAAACTTTGTTTCTTAATTCTGCAAAATAAGGATTATCCCATCTTGAAACATAAAATGTTTCCCAATTTGGTCTTTGACTTTTTCCACCTTCGATTCCCCACTTACAAACTTCATTAAAAAAAGTTCTTCCTCTTGGTGAACTATTTACAAGCAATAATCCTCCTGTCCCATTTGGACCTCTTCCTGGAGAATCTAAACGGTCGGTAATATTACCAATAACAATATCAAACTGTTTTATACGAGCTGCTTCTGTTATCCAAACAATATCCAAACCAACAGAAACTAAACTATCAGGATCATCAGCTGAACGAAATTCAATTAATCCTCCATTGACCGTATCAATTGAATAATTTTCTTTGTCATAATTAACAACCAATTCTCTTGGGAAAGTGTTCATTATCTCTCTTAAAAGTTGCCCTGCAAGTCTATAGGTAGGAGCTATTATCCATCCATGAACTTTTGGAACATAAGTATAATCTCTATCTTCATTTAACATTTGAATAAATTTATTAGTAAATTCCATTGTGCAACTGCGGTCTTTACCTGTTCTTGCTGCACCCGATATAACTTTACACCTTTTTGGTGAATTATGAAATTTCTGCTGCCAAGGATATGGTTGATATTTTATCGAAACATTAGCCGTCTTGATTTCGTTTTTTCTTGATAGAGATTTCCTACATTTATTACAATATTTATATTTATTAAATATCTTTTTCCCTGTTCTGCTGTCTATTCTAAACCCCTGTGTAAATGTCTTTCCACAATCTTGGCATATTCCAGTATTTTTTTTTACTTCTTCTGCTAATATAGATTTACCTTCTAAAATATCATCCATTTATATCAGCTCCCAATTGGAAATCTTCTCCGCTATCATTAGTAAACTTTATTGCAATCTTCATATTCTTTCCTGATTTATTAGTTTTCATCTTACTAATCATTCCCTCTCTCGCATCAATCATTGCTTTAGCCATCAAACCTATTTCTTTATATGCTTTTGCTACATCTTGACCGTTTTCTAGTTTTTGTCTTATGTATTGATTAATCATATCTATATTCTCTGGATTATTCATTACATCAAACATATTGTCAATCAAATCATTTACTTTAGCTATTTGCCCTAATGTTTTAACATCTTCGCTTAATAATTTATTCTTTTTTGCTAAATTAAGAGCTTTTTGCATTTTTTCCATATCACTATAATTGTTTAAATTTTTATCTAATATTTCTCTTTCATCTTCTGGAAGCATAAAATCCAAAGAAGTTACACCATTTGTATAAACTATAGCATCTCGAATTTCTTGCTCAGTCATTTCCCTTTTTTCTTTTTGTGGAACAAGAAAAGCTGCATTAGCCAATGCTAAGTCATCTGTATGTGTATCTGTTTCAAAATTAATTGATTTTGTTCCTTTACCTACTTGATTAATTTTACCACTCTTATTTTCTTTCCCTGCCATTTTTTCTCCTTTCTCTTGTTATATTAATAGGCTACTGTATTCAGTAGCCTCAAATTTATTTTCTTCTCTTAATTATTTTATATTTGTCTTTTTTTTCTTCTTTTGATGGCTCCCTTGACTCTTTTTTTGTTTCTTTTTCAGTTTCTTCAAAAATAGGAACACTTCTAAACTCACCATCTGCAACTTCTTCAACTTGTTCACTTACTTGTTCACTTACTTGTTCACTATTTTTTAGTTTCATAAGTGCATCAAAATCCTTGTTTAGTGTTTCGACATCATTATAAAATCTTTTCTTTTTGTTCATTTCGTCAGCACCAAACTCAAAGCAAAGTTGCTTCTCGTGTTTTTCTAAAATATTTAATTCTCCTTGTCTGATTTTTTTATTATTTATAGAATCACAAACATAAATTACTTCATAAGCCATTTTATTTTCCCTCCCTTGATATTCCTTTTATTGCCCAAAATTGAGCTTCTTCTAATTTTGTTAATGCTAAAGATATTTCTCTGCTACTTTTACAGTTTATATCTATCACATCATACATTTTAGAAAATGAGCTTCTAACAACATCTATTCTATTCTGTTGTTCATTTGTAACTTCTAAAAATTTCGCTCTATCATTCATTTTTTCCACTCTCCTTACTATACTTTTTATGCAATATTTCATTTTCTACAAAATCTTCTGTAGTAAAAAATTGTGGTCTCCTAATCATATATTCGACTATAGCATATTTAATTCTTTGCTCTAAAGAAATATTTTCTCCTCCGTAATAATCCATTCTAGCGCATCCTGAAAGGAACAAATTCCAAACATCACAATCAGGATAAAGTTTTTTCGCAAATTCAAAACCTTTGTTAGGATTAATTTCAAACATAATTGGATTGATATATTGCCAATGTTCGAGTTTACTCGTATCAGGATTTTTATCAAAATTTTCTATATTTGGTAATAATCCTGTTGCCTGATATGTATCATAAAAATAAGCAGGAATACATAACATGTTTTTCCCTTGGACAACATACCAATCGCTATAAGGAAGGAATTTTGCCAATTGTGGAAAATTTTCTTGTATTTTTTCGGTTTCTTTATTATTCAAAAATCGAACCAATTTAGTCATATCATTTTGAGGAATATTATTATTTATTGCAAGTTCAACAAACGTGTATAAACCTTCAAAATAATCCATATTCTTCCCTTCTTTTCTTAATTAAATTTTAACATATTATATTTTAAAAGTCAATTTTAAATCTTAGAATGGTAAAATTATATCTTCTGTGTCATAAATTTCTTCTTCCTCTTCTTCTTCACTCTCATTATTCATTTCCATATTCAACATTATACATTTCACGCAGCTGCCTGATATTTTAACATTTTTTTGATTTCTTCCCTTATCACATTTTATATAACCTTTTCTTTTCCATACACTTATTATCTGTCCAAAATCGAAACCATTTTCTTCTAAAACTTTTTTTAATGGTTGTGTCAAAAAAGCTATATAGCCTTCATTCACGCCCGCCATTTCTTTCCCATAAATATCAATATTTTTATATCTGTCTTCAGTTCCATCACTTGTTTTAGATAAAAAGCATCTTTCTTTAGTCACAACCCAATCTTTTATTACTTCATACGCTCTTTCTTCTATCGCCGTTTCTTTTTCTTTTACAACTTTATTCTCAAAATCATCTATCGTTAAATAATACTCGTCTTTAAATATGATATCTGTAAGTATCTTATCTCCTGTCATAATGATAGCTTCAATAGTTTTTTGCTTCTCAGAGATAACTTTCCCTTGTACTTTTGTCTCTTCCCTCTTCTCTTTAAATATTTCCTTAACATTATAATCTTTTAATCTTTTTAAAATTTCTCTTATAGGAGCTCCATAATGTTCTTTTACAAAATCTGCAACTTCCATTGGTTCATCAAAAGCACTCTCCAATATTTCGCAACAAAGACATCTATTATATGCACCATTATCACTATTTGCTTTTACGATATTTTTTTCTCCATTAGTTATAACCACATTGTTCCAAGAGTTTTCTTTTCCTACCCCACCAACTTTAGTGGATCTTGATTTTCCCCTACCTGATTCAATCATAAACAACATTTTATCATAATCTTTAGCATCTTTTTGTAACTGCATCTCATTTATAAACAAAGGAATATTATTATATAAATTCAACCTATATTCTAATCCAGCATTGGTAAAATTAAAGTTTATTCCCATTCCAGAAGAATCATTTTGAGATGGATTTCCAAAAATTGATTGTCCTACCATACAAGCCAAGGTTTTTCCATAACCACTCTCTCCAAAAATATGAATAGTAAATCCATTCTGCTTTAATTCTTTTAAAAGTATAGAAGCAACTGCTCCTGCCATTATTATTCTTGTTATATTGTTTATTTTCCTTCTTTCTTTGAAAAATTCTACCCAATCTTCTAAGTTGCCAGAAACTCCAAATCTTTCTTGGACCCTAGGTAAATCTTTTGCATTGTCAAATTCGTATGTTTCATCATAAGGAATTAATTTATTATTTATCCATCCTAATCTTGAAACAGATATTTCTGTTTTTATTTTATCTTTGTTTAAATTTTCAATTTCAGTTAAGTATTTTATTAAATATTTAGCGTTCTCTGAATTGACAGCTATACCCAAATCAGATAATTTTATTATCGATTGAGTGCTTGAAATGATTGATTTGTCAACTATTATATAGTTCCATTCGGAATTTATATAATAAGCTAATTTTATCTTTTCAGATCCATCTTCTGCACTTCTATATTTTTGTATTGGTACAATTGGATGATAGCAAACTAAAATTCTTCCAACATTAGGAATATTCTCATATATAATTCCATCAGGAGATATTTCATATCTGTTTGTATTGTAACTATTTTCGTTTAAACCTTTAAAAATTAAAAAGTTCGATTCATAGACATGTTGGTCTTGTTGGCTATCTTTATAAAGTTTGTAGGCTTTCGAGAATCCTGTATAACGGTTTTTCTGACAAAAGCTGTTCACTTTATTGAACACCTTTAGAAAATCATCCATATCGCTATTTATTTCATCTTGGTATAGTCTCTCAAATACTTTTATGTTAAAAACATCTTCTCTTGTTTTAAAATCTAAACTCTCATCCTCTTCTTTTTGTACTTCTTCTTCTGCTTTTACTTCTAAAATCTGTACTTTTTTCTCTAATGTTCTTAAAAATTCTAATGTTTTTTCCTTTCCAACTGCATTTCTTACATCCGAAATGTCTCCCTTTTTCTTTAAATTAGGCATAACATCACATAAATTAAATATTTTTATGCTTTTTGCCTTGTTTTTCACTTGTTCTACAACTTGTTTTATATATTCGCCTCCAACTTCATCATTATCCGACACTATTCTAATATCTTTATCTTTTATAGGCTCAAATAAATTAGGGTTTTTCTTCGCATATCCTACTAATCCTCTTCCTCCACCAGGAGTAGTCGTTCCAGCTATTCCTAATTCTTTTAAAGTGTCAGCATCTTTTTCTCCTTCTGTAAAATAAACCACATTTTCTTTTAATATGTCAGGTAAATTATATAAAACACAATCTTCTGGTTTTAATTTCCCTATATAACCTTTTACATATTTTCCATCAATCAAAGCATAAGGATAAAATTCTTTCTTCCCAGTAGAGGGCTTAACCCATTTTTCAACTTTCATCGTAATACTTCCGTCTGCTCTTCTGTAAAAATACTCTCCTGTCTTTACATTCTTTTCTTTTTCAGCATTAAAGTTATCAACTTTTACATTTAGACCCAGAACTTTATTTATTTCCTTTGCCGCTTCCAATGCTGATACATTATTCTTTTTCATTACAAAATCTATAGGAGTGTACCCTTCTCCACAAACATAGCACCACCAAGTATTTGTTTCAGTATGAAGTTTTAGGCTGGGTTCTTTGTCATCGTGTAAAAAACAATTAATTCTATCTTGTCTATCTAATTTAAAACCATAAGCTTCAGCTAATCTTCTTATATCAGCTTTCTGATTAATCTCTTTAAAAATATTATTTTCCATCTTTTGAACCTCACCTATTATTTATTTTTTACATATTTTCTTATATGTTCAACAATAACTTCACTCATATTTGTATTATTCTCTATGCATTTAATGTTAAATTCTTTTTTTAAATCTTTATCAATTTTAAAAATAATAGAATCGATATTCCTTTTTCCTTCTTCTTGCATAAATTTCAAATCACTCCTTTCTTTTTATATACCTTTAGTATATACTTCAATATTTTTATATCACTTTTCTATAAAAAAAGCAATATGTTTTTTCAAAAAAAATATCGCCTTTATGTAACCTTTTTCAAAATCTTGGCTATATATCACAATAAAATTTAAAAAAAATTTTTCTGTTTTTTTTAAAAAAAATAAAATTTGGTAACTGAGAAGCCACTCGATTACCACTAAGGAGTAACCCTCAAATCGTTGAGGCTCTAAGTGTACAAGGTTTGGTTCCCAGGTTACCACTATTTTTCGACACATATATTATATATATATAATAAAAAAAAACACACAACACAAAAACACATATTATATATTTTATATATTTTATGTGTGTAAAAAATATTATTATATAATATGTATATAATTTTAGTGGTAACCGTGGTAACTAGTGGTAACCATATTAAAATATGCCTTATATATATATATTATATTTTTAATAAAATAATATATATATAAGGGGTTTTAAGATTTTTATCTTTTGAAATCAACGGTTACCACTCTGGTTACCTATTGGAGTAAGTACAGGTAACTTTTATAAAAAAAGAGTAGTTAATTTTACTTAACTACTCATCAATTACTAGTCAAACACATCAGATTCAAGATCGTCTTGATACATTTCCTGGATCTTTCTAGTTAATTTATTAACAGTTTTAGCTGCCAAATGAGGATTCATATATTCCTTAAAAGCATCATAAAGCCAATAAGGAACATCTCTGCATTTGCTAATTATTGAAGGATTAACAGCCCAACAAAGGTACTGATGATACCTAATCTGTTTTATAGCGTGTTTTCTAAGCTTACTCCAACACCTGTCAAATCTGTGTCTGCCGTATTTAAACCTGATATGTTCTTTAATATATTCTTTATCCATAGGTTTATAGATAATATTACTGAATTTACTTTTTCTTTTAACGCGATACACAAGCATATTCTCTTCATTCATAATTTCTGCGATAGCCATAAGGAGAGTCCAAGTGCTTTCATCGTAGTTATCAGGAAGAGAGTCAAAATAATATCTTATATGTACTGCTCTATTCCTATATTTATAGCCTTTTTCAGAGAAACCATCGTAACCTAACCAATATTTTTCATCAATAACCTCACCTGTATCAGCGTCAATTTGTACTTTTTTATTAATATATTCTCCCATTCATTCCACCTCTTTCCTGTATTTACAAGAATAACATTTATATCTCTTATAGAACAAGTTCTTATTGTCAATGTAGCATTTATGTAAATCGCAATATAGTTTCGCTGTTCGTTTATTGCCTAATTTACCGAAAAAGAAACATTACTCGTTCATTTTTCACAGATTATATCCCTTTTATATCCCTTTTAATTTTAACAAGTTCATAAAACCTAAAAGTTTCGTTATATAATTCTCTTTTAATTACAATCGGTAAATCAGAATCAAAATCTTCAATAAATTTTCCAATATTAGAGTCAAATAATAAGAGGTTCACGAAGTCATCGTAAATACCAACAACTTTTCCAACTCTTTTAATCTTTAACCTGTTTCGTGCCAACGGATTAACATTCTGCATAACAGCGACAAACATACCTAATTCACAATCTTTTTTCTTCATAAACAACACTCCTTCTAAAATCCTCCCTTTGGAAATCCTGGAATTTCAGAGTTCATACCAGTAATTTCACCAGGGAATACAGTTTCAATAATATCTAGTGATACTTTAAGTGCTTCTATTAAATCTGTTTCTTCTATCCTGCCATTCTTATCCTGTAACATCTTCCTTAATTTCATTCTATTCATTTCGGTATCTTTTACCACTCTATGCGTATGATCACTATACAACTTATATACAAACTCGAAGTCTCTCGCTTCTTTATTATATTCACCATACACTCGCTCTCTGTTCTTCGTCGCTAACTCCTTGCTTATCTCTCCTTTTTTAAACATTAACGCTAACTGCCTCATAGCATTAAACGCTTCAGCTTCTACTAGGTTATACCCATCTGGTATCTCCCCCTGTTTCATCGCTGTCTTCATTATTTCTTCTGCATCTCTCATAACAATCCTCCTAGAATAAATTTTTAAATATTTTTTCCAAAACGTTTACAACGATAGAATTTCCGAGCTTGCTTATAAAGCTGCGTGTTGCTCATAGGTACTGCTTGTGCTTTTTCAAAGTCTTTATCATCAAAGCCGCATTAAACGCCAACATTCTTTTGGTGTTAGTTTTCTAATTCTATAACCATCAAATAATCTCTGTGTATTATGATGAGGTTCTGTTAAACATTGACTTATATTTTCATTTGTAGTTTGATTATAAGTATCTAGGTTGAGAACTTTACCTTCTTGAAATTCTGTATTTTCTACTAATTGTTTTAATCTTTTATCATTATTGATAAGTTTTGGTTTTGTTATTGTTGCAGTTACAGTTCCATGATTTTCTTTAACAGTTGGAGCTAATCCATTGCTATCAACTATTCTACTTGCATCGTGATTACTTGGCATATAATTTCCTAAAACCATCACTGTTGCACTACTTGTCATACTTCCACATTGACTTGATTGAGTTGGAGCAATCTCCTTTATTTCAGATTCATTATAGGGATTGAACATTTCTGGAACATAACCTTTTTCTTTAATAAAGTTATTATATTTTCTTTCTACAAAACCATCTTCTAATATTTTTGGAGGAACATATCCACCTATATGTGAATTAGACATTATTGTAGGAGATATTCCTTTATCAGAGTATATACGCCCTGATTGCTCAAACGAATTATCTAGCTGCCCTATTCTAATACATTTCGGATCTTTCCAATCTCTGGCACATAAAGTATCACAATATTCTTTTTCTTGTATTCTAGTTTTTCCAACATTATATGTAGTTGTTTTTATTCTTTCTATTTGAGTATTACTTAAATAATACTTTTCTTCAACTTCATCTTCCAACATATCTTTAAGTCTTAATTTAAGTTCTTCTTTTTTAGGAAATTGAAAATTAAATTTATCTATATCTCTTCTAATGCTTATTGTATAAACTCTTTCCCTGTTCTGTGGTATTCCATAATCTTTTGCATTTAATACTGCATAATAGCTGTTATAACCTAGTACATTCATAGTTTCTATGTAAGCATCAAAATTGTGTTTATGTTTTTTGCTTAATATGTTTTTTACATTTTCCCACAACACATATTTAGGTCGAACTTGTCCAACAATCCTTATCGTCTCATACATAAGACTGCTTCTAGTTCCACTTCCTAAATCTCCACCTGCTTGCTTACCAGCAATAGAGAAATCCTGACACGGACTACCATGTGTTATGAGGTCAATATCTCCTATATCTTTATTCCATTCCTTTATATCCTGTACCTTAAAATCAGTCCCGTGTATTGCATTAAAACTTGCCATTGCATACTTGTCTATCTCTACTGCATCTACTATCTCTACATCTATTCCTATTCTCTCTAATGCTTTACTACACGCACCTATTCCTGCAAACAACTCTAATATTCTCATTCGTTTCCTCCTATTCCTATCCGTAACTACTATCCGTAACTACTAACCGTAACATATCCCTATATCGGTCACCTACCGTAACTACTTTTTATCCTCTTTAATCTTATCACATTTTACCCATAAATTCAATACTTCTATCCACTTTTTCTCCATATTTGCGTATAGAATATCTATGAAATGTGAATTTTATAGGTCGCAGCGCGCGCCCCACGCGTCGCTACGGGTTACTACTGTGCCACATTTCATAGGTGGCTGTAAGGAAAACGCTATTTTAGCGTATATCTATTCGCCTTTTATTCGTATATTTATTCCCCATCGATTTCGACGGGTTTATTGTTTTCCCTTACAGCAAAGCATACTCCAAAGGTTTCTCGTACGAGGAGTTTTAAAAAATTTCGAGAGGTGACCCTCCGCGATTTTGTGAAAACCTCCCCTCCCTGCTTTTTTTCAAGGACTTTTTAAGTCCTGAAAGTATATTAAAATCAATACTTTGAAATGATAATAGAATTTATAATAATTTATTCTATTATCTATCGTTTTTAAAAAAATACAAAATTGTGATTTTTAATACACCAAAAAAAGCTATAGTCAAAATTCACATTGAAAGGCAAAAATAAAATTGGCTTTTTTTTAAAAAAATCGGGTAAAAAACTAGATAAAAAAATAAAAAAAATAAAAATAA